GTAATCGGTGTAATATTGGGGGGCAGCAGTACCAGTTGTTCTAGTTGTATTAACGTCTGGTGCAACTGTACCTTGAAAAATGTCAGCCATGTTAGCTCCTTGACTTTTTGCTCAAATAATCTAGTGGTGATTTTAACGCAGGGGGCGGTAAATCTTTGGGGCCTGTTGACCTAGCCCTAGCGCGAATTGCGTGCATCATTTCATATAATTTTTGTGAGCCAGCTTTTGTAGAACCATTGCCTAAAGCTGCAACTACGTCCGCGGGCAGCACAAATTCCGAATCGGCGAGCATTGCGGGAATATCGTCACTTTGACCGTCACCAGGCCCCGCAACATGCGCCCCTTGCCTGAAGTCACCACGCAACTTGCCGCCATGACTCATCATGGGGACAGATAAACCACCCTCTGCGTACTTCTGAACCGATCCACCAGAAGCCATTAAAGGGGTAACCATACCGCCTTCTTTTGCTGTGAATTGTGATCCAAATCCAAATATGTCGTCAATAGATTGATTTGATCCGTAGTTATAGTAATTTGGCATAGCATTTTCTCGTGTGGCTTGCTGTACTGGTTGTTGTGCAGGAGGTGCTTGCACATCTTTAGCAACCATTTGTTGGTATGTAGAAAGCGGGTTTACAAATCCTGTTGTTCCTGCTTTTGATGTCAAGTATTGAGCGTTAAGTGGAGATAAGGTAGTCCCACCACTAGATGTTGTTTGTTGTATCGTAGGTTGAGATGAAGTGGTTTGTCCAAGACTATTTGCATAATTTACAGCAGAAGATAATGGAATACCTTTCTTTACCAAATCATTAGCTATTTGTTTTTTAATGTTGTTAAGTTTTTGATAAGTTTGATCTGTTTGATCTGTGCTTATTGGTGGTTGCGCTCCCTCTGCATCAATACCTGTTGGGGTATCTGCTGGGGGTAGATTTTCAGGAGGCGTCCACTCCGGCTCTGCTGGAGGTGGCTCTGGTAAGTCTGTTGTGGGGGCTGTGTTAGTAGCTTCTTCGGGAGGCGTATAAATACCACTATCTGATTGAACAAAAGGCCCCGTATTTGGCGGCTCAATTGGCGCGTTAACTGGCGCAGTTGTTGGCGCAGAAGGCGCGGTTTCAATTGGAGTCTCAATAGATCCAGTAACAGAAGGTGCAGCAACGGCGGGTAAAGCTTCAGCCCCAACCGCAGCAGATCCCGCAACGCCACCCAATTCCGCTTCTGCGGCAACTTGACTAGCTAAAACCAACTGCTCAGCCTCTGACAACCCAATGGCAGCTTCTGCCGCAGCAGCCTCAGATCCCATTGCGGCAATAAGTTCGGGAGCAACAAATGCGGCAGCAACAAGTGCGGCAGTTTGTAAAGGATTTTTTACTGCTGTATCAATAATATTAGAAGTTGCTTGAGCGGCGCCGTTAATAATATTAGATGCGGTATCTACAGCCGTTCCGAGCGGATTTCCCAAAAAGCCACCCAACCATCCTCCTCCGCCGCCTCCACCACCTCCGCCTCCACCGCCAATTCCTTCTATAATTTGAAGTGGGGCTTCAAATATTGGTGCTACAGGCCCTTGAGGTTTAATGCGCCTATCCCCATAGTGCTTAAAAGCATCTATAGGTAAATCTGGAAAATCAAAACGGTGGTATCTCATACTTCAGCCATCCAGTTATAACCCTCAAGATCGGGTTCTTGTATATCTGCGCCCAATTTACTCAGCAATTGCAATATTTCTTGATTGTCGGCTTTGCCGTAAACTCGCTTTATCCCCATGCGTTTTAAAGCGTTCCAAAACTTAGGCACGGCTTTGGCAATAGCGATAGGAGAGTCTTGAGTAAAGATATGAAGCTCTGCATTTTTGTCAGAAAGCATTCGTACAAACAAAACACTATTGCCAACGTTTAGTATTTGACCTGTTTTATTTTTTACAAATTGAGCTATTACGCTTAACACTTTTTGTGGGTCAACATTGTGTCTTTGGCAATCTGCCGTAATAATTTCTGCTGGTGTCATATCAATACCTTTAAGTCGCGGGGTTTACAGCATTTACCAAAGCCTCGGCCCACACCTGCCAATCGCTATAGTTGTCTGTTGAGGGGATAGCCTCGTTTGTAAATACATCAATTGCCTTGATGCCATTGCCCCAAACCTTCCAATCCGTTTGGGCATTAGGAATCTCTAGCTGCTGTGGAGCATACAACTCACACATCAGACTGGCCCAAGAGTCAAACGAATGAAACCTTGGGTCGTATACAAGTGCTGGGCCTCTAATATCCACGCGTATCTCCAAAATCTGCATTTAGCAGCACTCGTCCTAATTGATAATCACCACCAGCTTCATTGGAAACAAACTTGAGTCTAAGCTCTCGCCTTTGCTCTTTCATGTCAATTTTATTGGTGGTGGAGTCAAACACAAAGGGAGTAGATTGAGCATCATCAGATTGTGCATAAGGACGGCCTGTGATGTAAAGCGTCATATTGCCCTCTAGCACCAAATCAGGCTCTACCCTCTCTAGCCTTATCCACTTGTTTAAACCCGTCATAGCGGGTTCTGAGGGGCCTCCTGATACCCATCCTAAGTCATTGGTCTCAAAGTAGCTCTCAATGGCGTTTACGTTCTGCCCGTTAACAGCATCTACCCCAATCTCATGTTGGAGGATTTCAATTCTGTTTTCGGGGGTTGAGAATGTAAGTGGGACAGTGGCCGTTGCAGTAGCCGCGACAGACATCTGAATGCCTTGTTGATACAAAGTTGCCACGGGCACAGAAAATCCAGCACCAATCCCACCGAGCTGGGTGTTGGAGGCGCTTAAAGTATTGCCTACTTGGTATCCTGCACCCCTAGATGTTAATGTGACGGCGGTTACACTACCGCCAGAAACGGTTACGGTGGCCTTGGCTCCGCTTCCACTTCCGCCCGTAAGGGTGACGTTGGTGTAAGTTCCGTTTATGTATGCAGAACCGCCTGTAATGGATCCTAGGGTCTTAATGTTGCTGGTGGTGATGGCGGTTACGTAAGCGCCAACCGGAACCCCAGAGCCTGAAATCACCAAGCCCAACACCACTTGGGTGTTGTACGTGTCTAAGTACAAGAATTGGCTTGCATTTACTGTGTTAAATGAGCTGGTAAAAACCGCTTCTGCGGGTGAGGTTTCCCAGTTAGCCTGTACAGGATAGTGAAAAACTTGCGAGAAGTAACCAGCAGACCTTCTTGCTCCCAAGGCTTGCCCAGCGTCGTACCAAGTATTTTCTCTAGTGTTGTATACAATAGCGTCGGTGCATTCAGTAGCATCCCCACGGGGGTAGAACCACCAAATCTCACCAAAGCGAGGCACTTTGCTGACCCATACTTTTTGTCTTTGGCTATAGTTTAGATTGTCAAAGAAGTAGTTCTGGTTCATGTTGTTGGGGATTTCCTTCACAACACCGTTGTACATCAAGAAACGATCAACCCCACACCAGTAATACACTCCATCGTATTCAATCGCGGATTGGCTTGACAGAATAGAGGACTGCGAGCTAATGATGTCATAGCGCCAATATTGGACAGGCGTTCCCGTTCCGCCTATGTAAGACACGCGGATTACGCTGTCAAGGCTCCAAAACAGCCCAGAAGGCGCATTTGAGCCGCCCCTAAGGGGTAGGCCCTGCACAACCTTTCCTGTGGCCACATTGACCGCATTAGCGTCTGCTGAAGTCCAATCCTGAGCATTTCCTGCGGAGCAGTTCTGAATCAGTCCATTGTTGCCATAAACAAAAACGTAAGGGTGAAGGGAGACCACCCCACCAGATACGCTAATGTTGTTGCTAAAGGTAGCCAATACCGCACCAGCAGGAACCGAGTTTGAGAGCGTTACGGTTGTGGTGGATACAGAAACCACCGTAGTGTTGGCGGGGATGCTTGTTCCTGTAACAGTTTGGCCAGCACCAATCAAGGGATTAGAGGCGGCAATGGTAACTACCGCGGTTCCAGTAGAGGTGATTGTGTCGGTAAACGTCCCAATTTGGGACATTGTTAGACCGTTGATGTCGCCAATTAAAACTGGGGTGTTGGCATCATTGTCAACAGAGGCGAGGTTCTGGCCTGGGTGCGCCAACAAAGACTGCACCCCAGCTCCAGCCACATCATAAAAGCCGTCAAACTGCCAAAGGTTTAAATTAGAGGCCGTAAAGTTTGACAATGCAAAGCTTCCAACCCCAGCTCCAATGCCGTTTTCATCAATAGTGAGCACTTGCAAACCATTGTTGTAACCACTAAAAATGTAGTTAAAGGCATTCTGAGCGTTAACCCAAATACCTCTAGATGGGCCTGTCAGTTGGTCAGAAATGACTCTATATCCACCCATTTTTCTAGGGCGTCCGCGCTGAAACCTTACCCAACGACCATCATTGTAAAATTGCTTATCAAAGACGGTTCCGTCCCTTTGGACGCCAGGCTTGGTATCTAATGCAAAAACTTTCTGCGTCATTAGAACACTCCACCAGAGATTCCGCCTGTAAAGGTTCCAGTACCAGAAATGGTCAGCCCCGCAGAAGAAAGACCAAATAGTTTCACACCAAGGATGGCCATACCCAACTCACCCGCGGCAGGGCGATAAATACCTGTAGAGTTTTCTGAGGCAAAGTTCAAGGCAGGAGCGCCAACGGTTCCCGAAACCAAAGAAATATTAGTGGCTCCAGCGGCAATTGTGGAGGCGTTTAATAGGTTTACAGAGTCGCATAGCAGGATAACCTGCTCGCCAGCAGGAACAGTGGCCGTTCCACCTCCTGCGCTTGTGGTAAAGGTAATTTGATACCCCGCACCAGTTCCATTTGTTTGGTTGGTGATGTAGTAAACCTGTACGGTTTGCGGTAAAGTAACTGTTACATTACTGCTAAGTGTTCCCGTGTATTTCTGAACTACGTTTGCGGCTTCAGCAGAAGTTAAAGTGTAGCTGCCAGATGTAACAGCTTTGGTAAGCTGCGTAAAATTGAACTGAGTGCTTCTGCCAAGGCCGACGGTGTAAAAAGCCAAGCCAGAGCAGCAGATAAAGCAGGAATCAGAGGGCTGCAAAGAAATAGAAGCTGCACCATTGATTAGGTCTCCACCAGAGGGCGATACGGTCAACGTGCCAGTACCGCCATTTCTCAACATCATAAACCAATCATTACCCAGCGTTACGGCAGAGGTTAGGGTTAAGGTTCCTGCGCCGTTGTTCCACACGTAGTAAGAGGCTCTATCTGACGCAATTGCAGTATAAGCAGATGAGAACGTGGTGACGTTGTGTGCTGCATTTAGGGTGTTAGTGATGGCTTTTAAACCATACCCAGCCAATGCTCCAGCATCTACGCTAGAAGACCCAACACCAAAGGCAATATTGCCCCACGTACCCGCTATTGTGGCGTTTGTGGTGATGTAAATGTAACGCGAGGCACTAGGAGCCACGCTTGCAATAGAGTTGCCAGCGGCGTCTTTAACGGTAAAGGTGTTGGCTCCAATGTTTCGGATTAGAGCATCTTGACCCACAGAGGCTTGATTGGCGGGGGGCATAGACAAAGACAAGCCAGCAGTAGTGGCCGTAACGTCCATGATCCGAGCAGCAACATCGTCTGTAACGCCACCGTTAATGGGCCAAAACAGATTGGTGTTGGCAGAAAGCGTAACGGATCTGTAAGAAACGTCCGTTGGTTGGATTACGTTTCCCGTGAAGGGTGAAATAAAGCTCATACATCCCTCGCAATAGCTTGACGATCCCCAATTCGGGCAACGTCTTCAGTTTTCAGTACATTCATGATTTGCTCATATTGAGCTTGCCACATAGGAATACGCTCATCATTCTTTAAAAATGGCATAGCTTGCAGGAGAGATCCATACAACAAAGCCTGTGGGGCATATTCAGTAAACCAGTTGCTTTGATTGGTTGCATCTAGGGGCTGTAGGCGTTCATAGTAAAGAACCTCATACGCATAATCATCATTAGGTGTAGGAGCAATCATCCAATGGGTGTAGTCGTAATCGCAGTAAAAGAATGGCACATCTTGTTGTGATGGATCGGGCCAATATTCTCTTAAGTATTCATACTTACGCAGAAAGACGGGTTGACGCACTCCATTGACCGTGACGTTCATAGAAACGGTCTTTCTCCATCGAGCAGGTTTATCAATGATGTTTTCGCCCTGCACCATGTTACTCGTAGCCACAATTAGGTTTCCAAGAAACTTTAAATCCGCAGCCATGACTTGTTCCGCCAACATGATAAATGTGGGGATTTTGTCAATAGTCGCTTGGTCAGTACGCTCCAAATACGATTGGATATTTTCTACCAGCGAGGAATATGTCATTACTGCTGCCATTACCAGTTACCTTTCTTCGCTCCAGCCATATTAGCTACCAAAGATGGGTACTTAGTACCTGTGCGCTTTGCGAAAGCCTTTGCGGCTTTGATCTGGTTAGGGCTTAACTCTTTTGGCTTGCCAAGACTTTTAGGGCGGGTTTTTTCCCACACGGGTTTTGTTGACATTTTAAACCTCCCATTCAAAATTGACAATGTTTATTACATAAGGGCACATTCAGCTTGGCGTCTTTTTAGTAAGCCAGGCAACACTTTGCCGCCACCCTTAGTCCAAAGCATAAGTTGTTCTTTAGCCCCTTCCCAATCTTTGGCATTGATTTTGCGCTTTAGGGTGCTGGTTTGGAGCCTTCCTACACCCAAGTTATAGCAGAATCCAACAATCGCATTACATTTGCGTTCATCTGTGGCTAGTACAGGGCAGTTTCTTAAAGTTCCTGGCAGGTAGGTGTGCTCAAGTTCGTTCATTAATAGATCATTTGCGTCTTTTTGACTTATTAACGAGTCATTCAGCGTGACTTTCCTGCCATCAGCGTAGTAGGTTGATCCATACCCAATCGTGGGGACTCCAGCAGGACAGAGGTAGGGCTTCGCCCTGAAGCCCTCAAATCGCCTACAAAGCTCTGCGGCGATCTCTAGGTTCATTACAAACCTCGTTTGGCTAAAGTGCGGTCAAGAATCCAAAAATTTATCACGCCCGATAGCAGCGTCATATCATCCACAGTCCAAGCACCCTTTAATAATTCGGGGATAGGTTGGCCGTTTGCATATCCAATAGCCATTGTGGCGGTCTTAAACACTCCGTATAGCAACAGGAGGTAGTAGGTCATTACAGGGCGCACAGAAGCGGATAGAGAGGCTGCCCAGCCCCCTGCTGCTGAGACCATTGATGCTTGTTGGTGGATGGCTGCGTTGAAAGCATCCATCACGCCTGAGTCTATAGCGGCTTCTTTTTGTGCGCCAATTTCTGCGAGTTTCTGTGAGCCTCTAACTTTTTCTAATTCGCATTGTTTTTCAAACATCGCCAGTTCATGCTCGCGCTCGTTTTTCTTGTCCCAAAACTTAATTGCTTCAGGCACTAAACGAAAAATGCCCCCAAGAAGGGAGCCGACAATACCGCCACCTAAGAAGTCCATCATTTATCCTGCTTCAGTTCTAGCTTGTCCATGATCTTGTTGAACATTTCCTTGATGTCGCGCATGTCTTCGCGGTAATCATCGCGCTGTACGTAGACCTTTGGGATCTCTTCACGCAGCTTGGCAAGGTCAGACTTTAAGTCTTTCACAGCCGCCCAAAGCTCACGAGCAAACCATCCGCAAACTGCCATGCAGGTTCCGAGAGCGAAGTTAATGAGTGTTTGGGCGTCCATGTTTTTACCAAGTTACAGGTTGGTTAGTGATTTTTCGCAAGCCGAGGTTGATTGCAGTCAGCGCAAGAGCTTGTAGCTCCGCACCGATCACAAAGCCGTAGCGCATCTGTAGACCTAGCGCGGCGGCACAGACTATGTTCACCCAGAATGTCTTGGAGAGATAGAACTTCTTTCCAGTCACTTGGCTTACTAAAGCGTCCGATGCTGCTGCGGCGATGGCTGAATTTACATCAGTCATTCTTTTACCTCTGCTTCGGCAGGTTGCTCAGCTAGAGCTTGTTTCAGCATAGACAAGAACGCATCCTTGCCCACGTTGAGTTGTTGCAGTTGGAACTGAGTCGATGCAATCTTGCGGTCTAGGTCGGCCGTGTGGTTCAACAAAAGAATTTGGTTCTCGTTGAACTCGTTAACGTCATACTCGGTTCCGTCAATGGTCACGATCTGAGGGGTATTGGTTTTGCTCATTTCGTTTTTCCTTTCAATGTGCCGCCAAGGTCGGGTGGCGGCTTCCCGTTACTTAATCGCAGCCTTCAGGGGTGCAAGGTCTTGGTCTTGCATGAAGTCTTTTGCAATCATAATTTTTAAGTGCGAAACGTTACGCTCCAAGCAGTCTGCCCAGTCAGCATCTTCCATGCCTTCGGGCTGTCCTGCGTTGATGAGGTTCACGCTGTCCATACATGCTGAAAAATGCCTAGCGATTTCTTCTGCTGTAGGTTGCTCAATGTTCATGTTTTCCATTTACGACTCCTTTCAAGTCTTTTGTGTAACCAAGTTTAATGTATCCAAATTTCTCTGGATACAGTCTCAAGCGCGTGCGAATTGTTGAGTAATTCACCCCCGTGTACTCCGCCAACTCTTTTGCACATCCGAAAAATTTATTATCAAACATGACGGCATTTGCTGAATGATTATTCCTGCCAGATTTTGCTTTTGAAATCTTTTCGCAAAACTCTTGGCTCATTTTTCTACCTTGACCAGCCGCCGATATTTTCGCTCTTATTTCATCTGTAAACACCAGCTTTGCCCTTGCTGCTCTCAAATTGGCGCGCTGCTCTTCGGTAAACACATGACCAAAAGTCCAATGTTTTTCACCCATTTGGGCTTCTGCTATTTTTCTTTTGGCCTCATCTGTATGCCGCAAACCTGACGGGCCTTCGCCACCATCCGTCTTGTTTGCCAACTTTAAACCCATGCGTTTAAGTTGATCTATGCGCTCCATCTCTACCAAAAATGATAAATCTTCCTCAATTCCATCGGCAACCAACCGAACAGAATATCCGCCAGCCTTGGCAACAATACTGTTCCAATGCTTGTTTCTACGATGTTTTGAATGCGCCCGACGAAGACTACCTTTGCCAACATAGAAAATGGCATTGGTGTCAGGTCGGATGTGTTCGTAGACGCAAAACATTTTGGTTAAAGTGCTGCGGAATAATGCTTAGCAACTTCTTCGGCGGTGATTTGTTCAATGATTTCAGTCATTTCAGTTTCCTTTCAGTTTAAGGGTGGGTTGCTTTATAAGCATCAAATTCAGCTTTGAGTTCTTGGATTGCCTTGACAAGAATTGGAATCAATACAGTTGTCTTAATTGACTTTGTAAATTTTCCAGTTAAATTTCCATCAGCATCTTGGTCTGCTGTTTCATCAACCATTGCAGGGAACACTTGCTCTAATTCTTGAGCAATAAAACCAATTTGTTTTTGGTTTGCATCTGTTTTGAAATTGAAGTTTTTAACTTGTAAACGCATTACATCAGCAAGTTTTGGTGTTGCATCAATAATGTTTTCTTTCAGTTTTTGGTCTGAAATTGTGCCGTAAGTGCCGTTGGTGTTGTAACAGTTACCATCACCGCGAACAAAAAATCTTTGTGTGCTTGTATCTGACCTATAGGCAATGGCATTAAAACCTGTACCCGATGCCATACCAGTTCTAATGTCAATAATGTTTGCCGTATAACCCGTGGTTGAGGCGGCAAGAAATAAAGCAGAAGAGGTATTATTACCGCTTGCTGAAGTTGCAAGCAATGCAGCAGAGCCACTTGCCCCTTTAATATTGAACCATTGGTCACCAATACCTAATGCGCTTGCACTTCCATTTATATAGCCATATCCATTGCTATCAAAATACTGTCGTGGATTCCCATCACCATCAGACAGCACGATGTAGTTGCTTGCTGTGCGAATGTCTAAGCCACCTTGGTTGCCGTTGTAAGAGCCAAGGATTGTGTTCTTAGCGCCAGATGTAACAGCGTTACCCGCTAACTTACCAAAGAATGTGTTTCCGCCACCTGTAGTGCTTTCACCAGCGTAGTAACCAGCCATGCAATTGTCACTTGCGGTAGTAACTAACCTGCCAGCGCCAATACCTAAATAAACACTATTTGTACCAGTCGTATTACTATACCCAGCCTGATAACCTACAGCAGTGTTGTTAGAGGCTGTGGTGTTTTTTGCTAATGCGCCGTTGCCAATTCCAGTGTTGTATGAACCAGTCGTGTTGGAGTACAAAACAGGCCACAATCCGCTGTCTGGGCCGCCAACAGCAGTGTTGTAATTTCCAGTCGTGTTTGAATAAAGGGCTTCATCACCAAAAGCGGCAAGATAATTGCCAGTTGTGTTTGCGTATCCCGCTTGAAAGCCAACAATGGTGTGCCTAGTGCCAGTAGTGTTGTAGTATCCCGCCTGATAACCTACAGCAGTGTTGTTAGAGGCTGTGGTGTTGGAGTAGAGGGCCTGCTCCCCAAGGGCCGTGTTGTAGGAGCCTGTGGTGTTTAACTGAACCGAGTTTTTACCAATAGCGGTGTTTGATGTGCCAGTGGTGGTGTTCTTCAACGCAGAACCACCAAAAGATGAGTTAACACCAGTGGTGTTGGCATACCCCGCGTTATATCCTACAGCAGTACCTTCTGAGCCTGTGGTGTTGGAAGTAAGTGCCTCATACCCAAAAGCCGTGTTATATGAGGCTGTGGTGTTGGAGCGGAGAGCTGACTGACCAACGGCAGTGTTGAGGCTTCCCGTGGTGTTAGAGGAAAGAGCTGTACGCCCATTTGCAGTGTTACGCTCACCAGTTGTGTTGGCATTCAGTGCCTCATATCCGCTTGCGGTGTTATAACTCCCTGTTGTGTTGGATAACAGCGCTGTAACGCCAATTGCCGTGTTTTGAGAACCACTTGTATTTACACTCAAAACACTAGCACCCACCGCAGTGTTGGTAGACACAGCACCTGCACCACGTCCTACTGTAAGTCCGTAGATGAGAGCATCTGAGTTTGCTACTTCTAGCTTTTTAGATGGTGAACTCGTCCCAATACCCAGACCTGTGGAGGTTAGGCGCATTTGTTCGGCAGATGAGCTATACCAAATTGTGTTGCCGCTGTTGTCAAGCGTCTGCATCTTCCCATTACCACTCCACAAATTTGTTGCACCGCTTTGCACTGCGCCAAAATGTGTGGAGCCGCTGTACATGATGACGCCACTATCCCCTGCGGCTGCGGAAAGATTGCCAATCGTATAAGTGCTTGCCGTACCTACTTTAAATAAAGTTGCGCCATTGTTGCCAAGATTGTCTCGTGCCTGAAGAAAAGAATTGGTTGTGGTAGCCGTTGCGTCATTGGACAAAATGCCGTTCACAAATTGCAACGCAGAGCCACTTGTCAACACTTTAGAGCCATTGAGGTAAGCAACACCGTTAGCTGTGCCGTAAGACAAGGTTTCGCTTGTGCCGATGGTTGTAGTAGTAAACGAACCAGCAGCAGGAGTAGTAGCACCCACAGTACCGTTCAATGGGCCAGAGAAGCCCGAAGAGGTCAATACTGTACCGCTCCATGTCAGGGAAGCAGAACCACCTAAAGCACCAGCATTGTTAAACTGCACTTGGGTAGTAGAACCACCGATAGAGCCTGTGGCTTTGGAGGCCATAGTCTGAACAACGCCAGCGCTGTCCTTGTAGAAAAGGCGTCCATCTGCGGTGTTAATCGCCAACTCTGCGCCGTTGGTGTTATCAAGGTTAGCTGCAAGCGGGACACTAGAAGCTGTCGAGCTAGCATAAATTTTTATGGGGGTAAATCCTGTGGCGGCCATATTTAAACCTTTCTTTCGTTTAGTTTCTTAGCTGCAATAGTAGCTAATCTTGATGTAATCCGTTTGTTAATCTGTTCCGGGCTTTGTTTTTTGCCTTTGTGAGTGGCAGAAATAATAGCTCTGTGTTCTTCTGACATTTTTCTTCCCAATGCTTTTTGTCGAATCTTATCTTTTGCTTCTGCGCTTAATTTTTTGCGCTTACCAGCTTCTGATATTTTAGACTTTTGTTCATCAGTAAGAACCCTTTCAAGATTTATTTTTTTCAAATAATCTTTTGTTTCTTGCGTATGTTTTTTACCGGTGTTTGCAAGCCTAAGCTTTTCCAGCTGCTCTTGAGTAAGTTTCCTACCTTTGTTTAAGCGAGAAATTCTTTGCTTAACTTCATCTGTATGACGCAATCCCACACAGCCCTCACCACCATCAGTAACATTTGCCAAAACAAATCCCATGTCTCTAAAAGATTCAATTAACAATTTTTCGTGGTCAAATGCATCTTTCTCTGTATCCCAATACGCCAATACTTCCACATTGGGTTTTCCATATTTATTTACAATACGTGCCCAATGTGGGTTTCTTCCTTTTTTACTGTACGCACGATTACCTTGGCCCTTTCCTATGTAGAACAGGCCGCCTTGATCTGGCTTGTAATGTGCATACGTGTAAAACTGCATGATAAAACTATATCAGAATGTGCCGCCAGAAACGGAAGTAACTCCGTATCCCGATAGTGTAGTAGGTTTGCTTGTTAAATCTGCAAATGAACCTGAAAAAAGTGTAGGCTTATTTGTCAAATCAGCGTAAGAGCCAGAGGTTGCAACAGTCGCCAAGCTGGAGGTGTTGGCCTTCAGAGCAATTGCTGTGTCAATGGCTGTTTTTGTGTAAGCGTCAGTAATACCAAACCCAGCGATAGTGGTGGGTACGCTAGACAAACCAGAGAATGGGATGTTGATGTTAGCTGTGCCGTCAAAGGACACACCTGCAATCAGTCGTGCATTCTGTAGGGCTGTAGCTGTTCCTGCGTTACCTGTAACGGTTGTAGGCGAGGCGTGAACGTGGTCTGAACGAGCCGCTGTGGTAGCTGTACCTGCTGCTGCCGTACCCAATGCTGCACCTGCTGTAGCGCCCAAAGACAAGAGGCTAGGTCTGTTAGTTAGGTCTGCGTAATCACCAGAGGTTGCCACGGTGGCTAGGCTAGGTTTACCCGTCAGATCAGAGTAAGCGCCCGAGGTGGCTACGGTAGCCAACGAAGGTTTACCTGTGAGGTCAGAATAAGCACCAGTAGAGGCTACGGTGGCGTAGGTGGGTTTGCCTGTCAGGTCGGAGTAAGCACCGCTAGTAGCCACGGTAGCGAGACTAGAGGTGTTGGCTTTACCAGATATTGCAGTTGTAACATACGATTCGGTAGCCAAAGCCACTTCTTGTGAGGTGGGGCCAGCAACCCATTTGCCAGAGGTTTCATCCCACAACAGACGCTGACGAGCCAAGTCGCCACGATCCACGTCCAAACCAGCATAACGCAGTGTTACGCCCGATCCAGCTTCACCTTTGTTCACGGTGATGATGTTGTCTTTGACCGTCAGAACTGTTGAGTTAACAGTAGTAGGAGTACCCGCTACGGTGAAGTTGCCCGAAACAGTCAGGTTACCAGAGATGGTCTGATCGCCCACAGTAGCCACGGTGGGAGCAGTCAGGGTAACTTGCGTAGCAGAGGTCACGCGAGTCAGAGCGCCTTGGCCTGAAGATTGAATCAGCACATCACCGTTTTGGCCTGTGGTCTGGATGGTTGTAGAAGCTGCCGAATCCAGCACCAAGTTTCCTGTACCGCTTGTGGCGATACGCATACCTTGGTTTACATCAGATGTGAAGTTGATGGTGTTGGCAGAAGAACCCAGAACCGCCACTCCATCCACATACAAAGTAGAGGCGTCAAGGTACATTTCCTTGGCGTAGATGGCTGCAAACTTCTTGGAAGCAGAACCGATGTTGGTCACACCTGCCACGGATGGGAGGATGTCTCCGCTTACGGTCAGGGCCTTAGTAGCGAAGTCTTGCGCCGCAGAACCACCAGCGGCAGCCACGGATGGCTTGTTGGTCAGGTCAGCATACGAACCCGAGAACAGGCTGGGTTTGCCAGTCAAGTCGGCGTAGTCACCAGAAGTCGCCACGGTTGCCAAAGTAGGCTTACCCGACAGATCAGAATAAAGACCAGAGGTGGCTACGGTAGACAGAGAAGGTTTACCAGTCAGGCTTGCGTAAGTACCAGCGGTAGCTACAGAGGCTAAGGTAGAAGGATTAACAGGCGTGTAACCCAGAGCAGACTGGATAGAAGAGGTGGTTACGGAGGCGTCTGAACCTGCTGGGCCAGTAGCACCTGTCGCACCTGCTGGGCCTTGTGGGCCAGTCAAGCCTGTAGAACCTGTTGGGCCAGCGGGGCCAGTAGCTCCAGTAGAACCTGTGTCGCCCTTCAAGCCTTGGATACCTTGGATACCCTGTGCGCCAGTAGCACCTGTAGGGCCAGTCGAGCCTGTGTCTCCCTTGTCGCCCTTTAAGCCTTGTGGGCCTTGAGCACCAGCAGGGCCTGTTGCACCGTCAGCACCAGCCGATCCAGTGTCACCCTTAAGACCTTGGGGGCCTGTGGCTCCAGTATCACCTTTAACGCCTTGAATACCTTGTGGGCCTTGTGCGCCTGTTGCACCAGTAGCGCCGTTAGGGCCAGCAGGGCCTTGAGCACCAGTGGCTCCAGCAGCGCCTGTAGCACCTGTATCACCCTTTAACTGAGCAACTACGCCAGCGGGGAGTGTGGTGACGTTAGACAGGTCTTTATTAGCTTTATTGGAAACAGTCGTTGTCAATGCGGAAACAGCCGACTCATCAGAAGCCAATTGGTCTGCGATTTCTTTCAGCGTATCCAAGGCAGCGGGAGCAGCGCCCACTACAGCAGAGATAGAAGCGTCAATCTGCGGCTGGATGCTTGCACCAGTCAGAGCAGGAGAGCCATTAATGTACACGCCTGAAGTGTTGATTTCAACAGCCTGACCCACTTGGATCAAACTAGCTTTCAACAGGGGAACGTCCACTGTATCAGGAGCCACCACCATCACTGTACCGCGAACGGCGCTAGTAAATGTTAAGCGGAAAGAGTTAGCGTCAATGTCTTGTTTACCGACCGACAAGATGTTGCCAGTCTGGTCTTTAACCTGAATCCACAAGTTAGTGCTGTTCAGGTTGTGAGTCACAACCCAAGTGGAAGAATCCAAACCTTGGCTGTGGATGTATGAGTTTGTCTTAGATGCAAAGGGATACCAAGTCTCCAGATCACCCACCTTGATGTAGGCAAACAGACACTTGTCCTTGATCATAATAGTGCCAATTTGTGGGTTGGCGGGGAAGCCAGACTCATCCACCGACATAACCAACGCACCGTACAGTGCTAGGTCGTTATAGATTCTTGATTCCATTTAAATTCCTTTCGGGCTTATGCCCTTCATGTATGCCGTGCCATGAGCGACTTTTTTCATCACCAAGAGCGTGTCGTAAGACTGACTAATGAAATCCAATAGTTCTTGTTTTGTAACGGTTCCAACTCTGTACATTTCAAATGTTTCTTGTACATCATCGGCTACGCGGATTAGCCACTCACGAATTCTCTCAGCTTCGGTCACTCTCTAATATCCTCGTCTCGGCAGTTTCGTAAAACCGCTTTATCCATTCGATATTCTCAGACAACTGATCCCTATCGTCTTCAGTCATTGGGTCTTCAATCAAATCTGCCAATGCTCTCACTTGATCTTCAAGTGACTCAAATGCATCTTTCACAGTCTTGATCTTTCCAAAGTCGAAGTTTGACAGAGCTTTCATAAGAACGGGGGGTGATTAGCCCCCCATCTCAATTACACAGCTTTGGCGCTACGGCAGATCACTTTGACCTTGAGAGCGGTAGACAAGTACACTTTAACGGTGTTGTTGTCTTGCTCTTCAACGGACACAATGTCGTTGTAGTATTTGCCGTTGGAACGCTCAACTTGCACGCCCACGTCCACGAAACCGTTGTTCAGGTTGTGGGTGATGGTGTGCACGGTAGCAGCAGCGGATGCTTGGAAAGTGAACACGGTGGCGTTGTAGTCGCTACGGATCGCTGTGTCGGCGGCTGCACGAGCAGAGGCTTCAGCAGTTACAGCGGCTTGACGATCAGAGATTTCTGTGTCAATACGGCCACCCAAAGCAACTTCAGCAGCTTGAGCACGGCTGATTTCGCTGTTCAGGTCGCTACGCAAAGAAGCGTCAGCGGCAGAACGTGCAGCAGCTTCGGCTGTATCGGCAGCAGCGCGAGCAGTAGCCTCGGCAGAAACGGCAGCCTGACGGTCAGCAATCTCAGTGTTTAAGTCGGAACGCAGACCTGCTTCAACACCTTCTGCGCGGCTCTTTTCAGTAGCGATAGCAGTGGCGTTTGTTTGGTCGCCAGACTGACGTGCAGAGATTTCTGTGTTCAGGTCAGTACGCAACGATGCGTCAGCAGCTTGACGTGCAGACTCTTCAGCGGTAACAGCGGCTGCGCGAGCGGCAGACTCAGCAGTCAGATCAGAACGCAGACCAGCTTCCACGCCTTCAGCACGTGATTTCTCAGTGGCAATGGCGGTAGCGTTGGCTTGCTCAGCAGCTTGTGCGCGAGCAGTTTCAGCGGTCAAATCGGTGCGGAGGCCAGCCTCAACGCCTTCAGCGCGTGACTTCTCGGTTGCGATAGCAGCAGCGTTGGTAGCATCGCCAGCAGCACGGGCGGTAGCTTCAGCGGTGTCAGCAGATTGACGTGCAGCGGTTTCGGCAGTCAGGTCTGTGCGGAGGCCAGCTTCTACGCCAGTAGCACGGGTAACTTCAGCAGCAATGCTGGTAGTCAGGGTCTGCTCAGCGCCTTGGGCACGAGACACTTCGCTAGCCAAGCCAGCGTTAACTTCGTTGATAGCACCAACCAAGTCAGACTTATAGCTGGTATTCAGGTTGCTCAGATTGCCAATCTTGCCGCTGGACTGTGCTTCCAAGCTGGTGATACGGCCATCCAAAGCTGTGTCAGCAGAGGCGCGGGTAGAGGCTTCTGCGGAAACGGCAGCTTGGCGATCAGCAACTTCAGTAGTGATGCGACCAGACAGAGCAGTTTCAGCGGCTTGAGCACGAGTAACTTCAGCGTCCACATTGGACTGAACTGCACCAATCATGCCTTCCAGCACGTTGATGATGTCTGGGTTGTTTTCCAGAGCAGCAGCTAATTCTGTGATGGTATCCAAAAATGCAGGAGGGATACCGCCGAGCAAGTCAGCTTTAGTCTGGTCAATTTTAGAATTCAGGGCAGCTTCGGCAGCAGTAGCGCGTGTAACTTCGGCAGACAGGTTAGAAGCAATAGTGCCTTCAGCAGACTGGGCACGGGTGGCTTCAGCAGCGATAGATGCTTGAACGGTAGCCAACTCGGAAGCGGCAGACTCAGCGTCCTTGATGGTGCGAACAACAACAGCGCCAGAGCTGTTCAAAGAAGAATAACGAACTACTTTGTCAGTAGAGTTGAACCATACGCGACCAGCAGCAACGGGGCTGGGGTCAGCAGATAAGATTTCGAGGTTGAGGTTTTCTACGTAGGCATTAGCCGCAAGGGTAATACCGTGAAATACTGGAAAATTAGCCATGAGTCACTCCAAAATTAGTGGATTAGTTTTACAAATTATCGTTACACGACACGACTCACGCAGATGAAATCTTACTTCAGAAAACGGCGAAGAACAAGTAATTCTTGATCAACCCTCAAAGCATCTGATCCTGCGTGCTTAACTCTCCATTCGGTCTCGCAGACCTCACTGGCAAAGAAAAACTTTTCGTCCCTGTATGTCTGCAATACTGCCCCGTGGGCTTTCATATACGCAGCCAAGTGAATATCACGTTTTAAGACAACAATGTCATAGGTCATAAGGAGAACACCACGTTTACCGAACCGCTCATTGGCTCAGTCATATAAACAACAAATTGGTTGGCGCTAATAACTTTTGTTCCAGCAAAAAATTGTTGATTGTTGGAATCAAATAAACTAGCAACAAAGTTATACGTCCCCAGGTTGTGCGTCACAGTCCAAGTTAACTCAGGGGTGTTAAACGTGTAAACACGACCAACTGAAGTTAAACCTGCTGATGTGGCTCCCGTCCCGTAAACTTTGCCGTATGGACGTGCAAAGTATGTTGCCATTTAGATTCCCGCCTGTAACACCTTAAGAATAACTGAGCCTGATGTATATTCCGTGACACGAACACGCACTCCAGAGACTGGGTACGCATAATATCCATCAGCATTAGCTGTTTGATCTACAATAAATGGAAACCAAACAATATCAGCAGGATTGTGGGCCGTCCACAAATCATGATAAGTATGTTCAACGGTGTATTTTAAAGTAGAGCCTGGGCTTAGCATTACAGCAACTGACACGTTTACAGGCGTTAAGTTAATATCCACACCCACCACGTCAGTTGTTCCAAGACCCGTAACCTCGGTCTGAACTTGTCTCGACATTAGAACGTCCCTCCAGAAATGCCGCCAGTAGCGGTCACAGTTGTAAAGCTACCTGCGGCTGCGGTAGTGCCTCCAATGACGGTTCCATTAACCGTTCCACCAGTAATCGTCACGCTGTTTGCGTTTTGCGTGGACATTGTGCCAAGACCAGAAATGTCTGTATTAGGAATTGTGGCAGAAGCCGTTAGCGCAGATGTTCCTGAACCCTTGACGTATCCCGTAAGGGTGGCTGCACCAGTTCCGCCATTGGCTACAGGCAAAGTTCCTGATGTTATTTGAGATGCCGCAATAGCAATTGCTACGTTAGATGCGCTTGTAATCTGACCTTGAGCATTAACAATAACTTGGGGTACGGAGCTTGCACTGCCGTAAGTATTTGCGGTAACGCCTGTGTTGCCAATGTTAAATGTGTAAGATGGGGACTCTGTTAAGCCAGTGCCAGCAGAGTAGGTAATTGGAGCACCAAATTGCTGGAACACCAAAGATGTAATTCCAACGGTAATAGGAAGGGGTGTCTGTTGAACCCAAGATGTATTGGTGTTGGCAGTTCCCACTGTAATGAGGAAGAAGTCACCAGCATCAATTTGATTGATGCCAGTTCCTGCGGTATTGTAATCAGTTGCCCTTGTTAAAATATAAGGGGCTCCAGCCGTTCCTACTTGCGTAACGGTGTACACACCATTGTTAGCGCCAGCAGCTTCATTCTTGACCAAAATGCGGTTGCCAGCCACAGTTAACGTACCATCCACGCTCAGAGCGCCATTAGCATTAGCGGTTAAGGTTGCCCCAACACCAAATGCGCCGTTGTTGTAAGTGTTTGCGGGAAGCGCTGTTGTAGTAGCAAGGCGACAGGCTTGATGGAAGTTAAGGCCAGCAGAAATGCCATCAACATAAGTTTTGTTAACAATGTCGTTGCCACTAGATGGTGTTGTGGTGATTGTTCCTGTAGTGAGCGCCACAGAGCCTAACGTGCCTGATGTAGCGTTAACTGTTGTAAATGTACTAGCGGCGGGAGTGATTGCGCCTATTGTGGTTCCGTTGATTGCGCCACCAGAAATAGCTACAAAGCTTGCGCTCTGTGTAGACATTGTTCCCAAACCCGTAATGTCGGTGTTGGGTATGGTTGCGGAGGCGGTTAGGGCAGAGGTTCCTGTACCCTTAACGTAACCAGTCAGAGTTGCCGCGCCAGTGCCGCCAGACGCAACCGCAATCGGAGACGACAAGCCGCTGATGGTTCCGCCTGTAATGGCTACGTTATTGGCGTTTTGGGTAGACATGGTTCCCAAGCCAGTAATGTCTGTGCTTGGAATGGTTGCAACACCAGTAAAGGCGGACATTCCATTGCCTTTTAAATAACCGCTTAAAGTGTTAGCGCCAGTACCGCCGTTAGCAACCACTAACGTACCGCCGAGTGATATAGCGCCGTTTGTGGGAAGAACTGGGGTTAATCCTGTAGTTCCGCCATCAAATGTGGTTACACCGTTACCCTGAGCAAAAGCAAGCCAGCTCCCCGCGGTATAACCCTCAAACACCCCAGTTGTAGTGTTAAAACGAATTTGACCAGTAACTCCAGCAGGTTGCTGTGCAATTGTTCCTTTGGGGATGGTCATGCCGCCTGTGCCAGGTATGGTTGGATCGCTGACTATAGATATAGTTGGACTACCAGAACCACCATCTCCATTGACCACGTTTATTTGGTTAGCGGTTCCGTAGATTTGCCGACCAGCAATCGTAGATCCACCCACAATCGCAAGCATTCCTGTGCCAGATGCGCCAGCAATCGCCGCGGCAACACCCGTGAGCTGGAAAGTGGGATTACCTGATACCCCATCGCCATTTGTAACGCTTAAGCCCAAACCAGAGGTAGAAAGCGTCCTTGCGGCAACGGTAGTTCCGCCAGTCTTGGCAATCATGCCTGTAGAGGCGGTTTCTAGGCTTCCAGAGGCTCCGTTTAGGTTCAGGCGTAGGTATGACTGTGAACCACCATCTGTGATGGATAAACCTGTATTAGTGGACAAATAACGACTATTAGGAAGGCTTGGTTCTTGGTTCTTAGTAAGAAAGGTCTGAGTCTGAGCCGGAGATGCGGCAATAGCACCAGTAGTTGTTTGTACGGTAACGCCATTCTGAACAACAGGAACAAGCTCAGTGCCTGTAATAGCACCAGCAGCAGGAAGTTGAGATATTTGTACGTTTGCCATGATTACGGACTCACATTCAGGTTATCAAGATTTCCATTGTTTTCAGGAGTCTGCGTATTTTGCTCTGGCGATATTACAAAGTCGCCATATCCGCCAGTAGTCAATGAGTTGTCTTGTACTGCTACGCTTTCATCTGGGCGCGGGAATCTTAGGTTAATTCTTTCTGTTTTTCTTGCTGCTAAACGGTATGGATCAAAGTTATCCTTGCATCCTTCATCGCAAACACGCAGACCAGGGAAGTTTGGGTCTGATTGTAGCGATACAAACGCCCTTTTGAAGCGGCATCTATCGCAAATTGCAATTGCAACTGATGAAAGCCCAGAAGTATCAAGAAACGTAGGCATTAGTCATGTTACCTTGTGTAAACAGAAATGTTTGGCGCTAAAAAAATTCCAGATTTATCGCGCTCTTCTTGTTGCGCTTCAAACAAATACTTATCTGCCATCTTTTCAAGATATTGAATGCGTCCAACGTCAATTTGAGGCAATTCCATGCTCATTCTGTGAGCTAACATCATCTGAACAGCCTCATACCATCTTTGTGGGATCTCTAGCTCACCAGAAAGCGCTCCAACGTCCATAATTTGACGCTGATACCAGACTGTCATCTGAATAAATGGATCAGATGGGGTAGGCCAGAGGTAAACAGTAGGTTGGGGGATGGTTCTGTCAAACCAAAACTGGTAGGGCTGGTTAGCCGTAAAGTTTTTGTTGGGCAAATTGGTGTAATCATCACGATTTAGACGTGACATTTGGATTTCACGGCTGTTATTGCCAACAAACCACTCGCGCAAAGCCAAAGTTGTGTTGTTGTATGCCCGAATTCGGTAGTACATGACCGATTGGCCTGGGTCAATGTCAGTCCAAACCCATTGATTGTCAGTAACAACTATGCTTCCGAGGTTGTTCAGAGTGTTCCATGTAACACCATCAACAGAATACTCTAGCGTGATCGACCAAGTAGCCGTTCCGCCGCCAGCAACATAGGGAAGAAAGCCAATAGAACCAGCGTATATGGGATTATTGGTGCCGTAATTAACAGATATGTTGCCATTGGTGCTTGTTTGTTGGCAAACTGTGTCAATGTCTGAGTCGTAAACATTAGCAATTACCCCCCCAGCGGAAGATGTGTATGACCCAGAAGGTCGATTCATGCTTCGATACAGCACGTTCAGCACATCTATGCAGCCCACAGGCATGGTGTAGATGTATTGGTCAGCCTTTAAGCCAAAAACCTTCTTGTTAATTGCCCAGTAGTTGATGCCTTGATTGGCAAGGTGTGACAGCAAAAAATATAAGGATTGGCGAGCGGATACAATTTGTTCTGAGGTTAATTCCTCGGCCAATTTGCCGCATCTGCGTGCCCCATGATCTATGAGGTCTTGTACGCTGATTACAGTCTCTCCAACTGTGCCTGAATAAGCCATTCGTTACCTCACCAATTGGGACAATTCCAACGCTTTAAAGATGCTTTTGCCCTTGGGGCATCGCCTTTTGAATGTTCTACAACACCCAACATTCTGGCGCAGAACGAGTCCTTTCGGGCGCCGCCTTGTGGTTGCGGAGCTTTCAAGTGACTTCCTGTCTCACGATTGTACTTGGCTCTGCCCTTTGCGGTCAATCCAGCGCCCTTTTCTACAGAGAGTTTTTCACCGCGGCCAACCGCTAGACTTGGGCCGCCTTCTTTCATTTTTGCAGTTTTTGCAGACTCTTTAAAAGCCTCAGCCGTTGGCGCACCTTTGCTACCAACTCGGCGCATTTTCTCCCCAGAACCTTCGGCTATTCTTTCTTGCTTTGCGTGGATGTTTTCATAAAGTCCACCGCCTTTAAACTTCTTGCCTTCGTCGGCTTTAGCAAAGTCTTTGCCCACCTTAGTAGGAATCCCAACTTTCTTTGCGAAACTGGGGTTGTGTGCTACGGCTTCCATTAGCCTGTGTTGGGATGCTGATTTGCTTGGCATGGTTGTCAATCTGGGTTTTTAATTAAAACAAGTTCAAAGAAACCAGCCGCTTCATTGTTTGCTGCACCGCCAATTGCTTCGCCTTGAATGCGAGTCTTTTCAGCAATTGAGAGAGGATAGGGAAATGGTTGGGTTGAAATATTGTTATTGGTAACAATCAATGGGCCAGTGATGGCAATTCCATTTGTTCCCACAAAACGAGTTCTTGCAGTAATTAAGCTGGTTCCAGTATCTTGCGCCAAACCAATTCGAGCAATTGCCAAGTAGCCTGTGTAGCCAGCAGGTACTGTGTATTGACTTGACGTTGTATTGTTATAGCCTACGGCAATTACGTTATAGATGGTTGCCGGTACGCCAGAAGTTACAACACCAGAACCAATGTAAATAGTTCCTGCATTTGCCAGCCCGGTTCCAGCACTTGTAACCAACATACTGTTGATACGCAAAAATGACTTTGTGGTTGTCACAGCGGTCTGACCATTCATGGTCACGGTCTCACTGATAACATCGTAATTGGCGTCCAATCCTGTGATTAGCACAGTTCTTGCGCCAGTTCCAGCCGCTGTATCGTTGGCGCTGGATGAACTTACAGTCATCTGTAAAGCGGCAGCAGGAAATGATAAATCTCCAATAGGAGTAATCATCTCCCACGCAGTATCCACATCGGAGTTATAACCAGACACTGTAACAATTGAATGGCCTTGAATTTGACCGCGCGATACTTGCAATTCAAACGGCTCGTATGCGCCCTGACGTGACGCAGAAGAATAGATTCCCATGTTTATCTCCTGAAAAAAGTAGGGGCCGAAGCCCCCACTCTTAGCACTCTACAGAACCGCCACGCTTTTTAGCGGGGGAAACCGTCACAGACTTCTCGGTTTTAGTTACGCTGCCAGGCTTTTTCTCTGGGCTGGTAAAAAATCCCTTTACGCCTTCATAAACGCGTTTTGGGAATCCAAGAATTGCGTCACGGGTAGCTTCGTTATCTGCTTTCTCAGCAGCCTTTTCAGCTTCGATGCGCTTGGTTTCACGAGCGATAATGGGATCAACCGCACCGCCCGTGTCATACTTTTTTACTGAACCACCTTTTTTATAGGTTCCAGAAAGTTGGTTAATGCTAACGGGACGTGCTGGACGTTTATTACCTTGCGGCATTTCTACAGCCGCTCCATCGTCTTGAACTGCTCCGCCCCTAGCAAACTTTTTTGTTGCACCACCTTTTTTGTAGCCACCAGCATTGGATTTAGCAACGCCACCAGTAGCATAGCCACCGCCATTGCCTTCTTTCACTGCGCCAGTTTTAGCTGGAGAGTGATCAGGTTTGGATGTGTGCATTTTGGTGTCACGGTAAGCTCCACCTTGTTTTTCGGTGTTGATGATGCCGCCTTCTTTGTAGCCGCCTTGAGCGTTAGCAACGCCGCCAGTCTTCAAGCCCTTGTGAGCTTTGCCAGCAGGTTTGCCTTCGTGAGATTTTAACTCTTTCTCAATTTTACCCATCTTGGCCATCTCGGCTTTGTGGGTGGCTTTGGACTCCATTTCACCGCCCTTTTTCATGGCTCGAGGAACAGCCATGGCTTTACGGCGAGCTGCCAATGAGGGCTTGGCAGGACGTGCGGCTGGCATCATGCCGCCACGCGCTGGCATAGCAGAAGACAATACGGCTGGCATTGCACCACCCATAGCTTTTTTGACTTCGCCGCCTTTTTTGAGCTTCAGTTCTACTGAAGGCTCGGTGGTCATCATTTTGACCATTGGT